AACATGGGTGGCAAAAACATAATAGTCACTACAAAGAAAAGCGTATCTCTTGGTGTAGTGTTTGAATGCGTTGACGTAATCAAACGCACATTGGCACTGGTTGCGCCTAAAATTTACGAGCAGCGACCGGATGGCAAGTATCCTGCGCCACAACATCCATTATTTTCATTAGTAAACACCGAGCCGTACACATTGTACACAGCTACTGATTATTACGGTCAGATGATAGCGGACTATTTGTTGTACGGCAATGCATATGCCATTATTCAGCGCAATGGTGGCCGGATAACTGGTCTGCGAAGGCTTGAGCCGGAAAACGTTGAACCGTACTTGATGACCATTGACGGCATAGAAGAGCGATGGTATAAGGTAAGTGATGAAAAGGAAAGGGGAGCCATTGTGCTGAACCAGCGTGACATGATCCATTTAATGGATTTCAATTTTGACGGCATAAAGGGATTAAGCCGTATACAATTAAAGCGCAACACAATTACTGATGCCGGTCAAGTGCAGATGTACAGTACCGATATGTATAAGGATGGGGTGTCTGTAAGTGGATACCTGGAGTCTGATCGCATGATTGGTAAGGAGGAATTGGATTATTTGCGCAGAAAATTTGAAGAGCAGGCCACATCCAAAAACGGTGGCATCGCTGCGCTTCCGCAAGGGTTTAAATACAATGCGCTTAAATACAATCTGCCATTCGCAGACGCACAGATTATTGAAGCAAAGAAATTTGCAGTCGAAGATATAGCCAGGATATTCGGTGTGCCATTGTCATTAATCGGAAGGTCAGACATGGCCGACAATAAGGCAGATAGTGAATTCAATAGATTTTTGTCTGTAACGATTGCGCCATTGACTATATTACTTGAAAACGAACACAATAGAAAACTATTCACCAACAACGAACGAGGGCGATTTTATATAAAATTTAACCTTAAAGGATTGTTCCGAGTCGATATGCTCACAAGGTATCAGGCGCATCAGATAGCGTTGAGCCATGGCTTTATGAATAAGGACGAGGTTAGAGATGTTGAGGGAATGAATCCAATACCAGGCGGTATGGGTCAGGTATTTTTCCAAATGTTGAATACAATTCCATTAGATCAAGCAATGGAATATCATGAATATAAGGACATGAACGGTAACGATTTAAGTAACGATAACGATACGGATAATAATGATACTGAAGATATATAACGAGACAACAGTAAGGGGGGTGGCAAGCGAGAGCAGGGAGCGTGAGTTCATTATATCTAATGAGCGGAGGGATATGCACGGTACAATAATAAGGCTTGCCGGGTGGGAAATTGAGGATTATAACCGGGCAGGTGCGTTCTATTATCAGCATCTTACAGGTAATGAAGCAATGCCGAATCCGGACAATGTACTTGGCCCTGGTCAAGCGTGGAAGGAGGACAAGACACTTATAGGTAAGGCGTTTTTTGAGCCTGCTGATATAAATCCACTTGCAGAAAAGATCATGCGAAAGGTGGACTATGGCACACTGACAAGCACATCCGTTGGGTTTATGCCATTGGAAGGTCACTGGGGATCGGAGCGCAAGGATGAAGACCCGGAAACATATTATTTTGACAAGCAGATACTAAAGGAATTCAGCATCGTAAACATTCCATCCAATCCTGATGCGGTGAAAAAGTCATACGAAGCTTATGACTGGTTCATGGGAAAGCGTGCAGAGGAACACGTAAGCGAAGGATTCAAAAAAGACTACAAGTATAATCTTAGGAAGATTAGAAACCAAAGGGAGCATCTGCTTAATTTGGCAGGAAACAGGAATTTATTGTAAAATTTAAAATAAAGAAAAAATGACAATTAATGAATTACAAGTTCGCAGGACCGAACTACTTAACAGACAGGAGGAAATCCTGAATGCATCAGATGCAGAACAGAGAGACTTCACAGATGCAGAACAGACTGAATTTGACACATTGAGCCGTAACATCTCAATTATAGACAAGTCAATTCAGGTAGAACAAAAGAAAGAGGAAGCAAGATCGCAGATTGCAATTAACAAAATTGCTAACGGTGTTGCACGTAAGTCAGAGGAGCAAAAGGTGACTGAAAGATTCTCATTTCTGAAGGTAATCAACAACCTTACAAGAGGCATTGCACCGGAGAACATGACAGGTGCTGAAGGTGAAGTTCATCAACAGGCTATGTCAGAGGCTCGGAATTCCGGAACTGCAATACTTGGGTATGCATTGCCTTCATTTATGATGAGAGCGCAATCCGCAGGTACTGCTGCCACTGCTGGTAACTTAATTGCTACCGAATTGGATAGCACTATCATTCCTGCATTGCGTCCGAAGCTTGTCACTGCTCAATTGGGTGCTACCTTGATGGGTGGATTGAGTTCAAATATGGATCTGCCTGCTGGCGATGGTATTAGTACAGCGGTTTGGGAAACAGAAACTGGAGCAGCTGACAACACTGACCCATCAACAAGGATTGTACAATTGAGACCTAACAGATTGGCTGCATTCACAAAGATCAGTAAGCAGCTGATTATCCAGTCATCCTTCGGTGTTGAAGCATGGGTAAGGTCTGAATTGGAAAACGCTGTTGCACGTGCGGTTGATACTGCTGCAATAAAGGGTAATTCCGGCAACATCAATGGTGTACTTGGAACATCTGGAGTAAGCGACATAACTTTTGGTGGTGCCGTAACAAGGGCAAAGCTGGTTAACTTGATCACGAAGATTGCGACAGAAAATGCAGACGTTGCGAATATGTCATTCTTGATGAATCCTATAATTATGGGTGAATTGATGAACCTGAAAACAGACACTGGATCAGGTCTGTTTGTAATGGATCAGACAACATCACTGCTTGGTTACAACGTTGCAACATCTACACTGGTTCCGACTAACATCGACACTAACAAGACTGCTGTAATTTTCGGTAACTGGGCCGATTTAATTGTGGCAAATTGGGGTTCAGGCGTTGATCTGACAGTAGATCCATACACTGCTGCTGGAACAGGTGAAGTGATTGTAACAATCAATAGCTACTGGGATGCCAAGCTTAAGCAGCCGAAGTCGTTTGCATTTGGTAACGATATTACCTGGACTGCATTAAGCTAAAAATAAACTGGGTTGGTTTGTGCTGCTGGATTCGGGGAGGAGGTGAAATATCCTCCTCCTTTTAAAATAAAAAACATATGGCAAAAGGACGAAAGCCAGAATACGAAACGAGAATAGTAACACCGGAACATCAAGAAGTACCGAAGCCGAGAAGCTGGAAAAAGGAAGGCGTAGTTACAAAAACAATGTATCATGCATACGGACTCCCCGGCAAGATTGGTGATGTTGTAAGCGTGTCTGCTGACTTGTACGATGAATTGGTTCAAAAACAATTTATAAAGCCTGTATGAAAATAATACCCTACGGTCCGAAGGCGTTAATCGTCAAGTATGACGCTAACCTTAAAAACCATCTGCGATTGTTTGATGATGCGGATGAGGCATTGGTTACGTCATACATTCGGGCAGCAGGGGATTATATAGAAAAATACATAGGATTGCCAATTTTATCCAATCAATTCACGGTTATAGGATATGCTGATAACTACAATTTTGAACTACCGAAGGGTACGGTGGCGATCAGTACAATTCAAGAGAGGCAATCGGACGGTACATGGGAGGAGATAACACCCATCACCGAGCAATTGGACAATTATGGGGTTTACTCCCAATATTACGATGAGGCATTGACTGACGGTTACGAGTACAAATTTGACATAATAACGGAATGCCAGGTTTCTAATCTTGTGCAGCAGGCAGCGTACTTGATTATTGCCGAAATATACGAACAAAGAGAAAACAGATCACAAAATACTGCAGTGTTCAGAAGGTCTGCTGATATGTTACTTGACGCTGAATCCCTCTTGCTATGATTTACGCCAACAATTTAAATGCGGTAATTGCCATTGGTGCAATGGATGAAAAGCTAACATTGAAGGTGGTAACGGCAACGACTACCAATGCACTGGGCGAGATTACGGCACAAACGACAACGGATACAATACTGGCGTGCCATGTTATTGATGACATTGACCCGGAGACGGATGTAATGGACAAACAGACGGTAATGGATTATCGGGATTTTATTACACGTTATAAGGCGTGCGCAGTGACTGACAAGGTTTTGTACGATGGTGCAACATACGACATTATCCGAATTGAAAGTATGGGCCGAAAGCGGTACATGAAGTTACGTTGTAAATTGGTTGATTGATGGGTAGATTATCAGAGGCATTAAATGAGGGATTACGAAGATCAAAGAAAGCCGAGCGAACAGGCAAGGCACCAAGATCAGTAACTTATTCCGGCCGTACGGTAGATGCTGCGATTGCGAAAGGCGTAGCCAATCTTTACAAAATGTTGGATAAGTATAATGTTGCGATTGATAAGAAAACCATCTTAATGCGAGCCGGAGATGTTGCGCTAAAGGAATTAAGAAGAGCAGCAAATGAAATTAAAGACACAGGTAATTTGCGCAAGTCAGTCAAATGGATAAGGACCAGGAGCGCAAGTAGTGTTTTGCTTGGATATGATTACAGAAGGGGTGGAAGGCATGGACACTTGATTGAATACGGTTGGTTTAAGAAAACAAAAGAAGGACCAGAGTACATTCCAGGGTATGCTCTTGTAAAAAAGACATTCCAAAAGACAAAAAAGCAGATAGCAAAAAACATAGAACGTGAATTAAAGGCAACACAAGCGCAGATTGAAAAGGATATAAGAATATGATCGGAGACGTAGCCATATATGAACTTTTAAGCGATAACATTGACCATGTGTACTTTAACAAGTTTGCACAATCAGTCAAGTTGGATGAGGCTACGCCAAAGGTACTTATTAAAAACTTGACGCAGATTCCGGTTAACACAAAGGAGGGCATTGTAGTTGAGGAATACACCTACAGGATTGAAGTTATTGGAACTAATTACATAAACATTAGTGATACGGCAGCAGACATAAAGGATTTGTTACTGGCGTACAGTGATGCCAATGTTTACCATGTCATCTTTGACAATTCGTATTACGATACAGATGAAGACGTGGAAATACACAGGATCATTCAAGATTTTAGGATTCACATAAAGCAAACCAATGGTAGTTAATTGTAAGTTACTAAAAAATTACATGGGATACAAAGCGGGTATGGAAATACCTATGCTTGAAATCTATTATAATAAATTAGTAAAGGATGGCATTGTTGAGCGCATCGACAGATCGATTGATCAATGGTATGTCGCTCCGAAGCCTTCGGAATATTATGAAGAGGAATAATTTTTTTAACGTTAAAATAAAAATAAAATGGCAACAGTAGGTGTGGTTAATGGCCACTTTTTAAGATTTTTTGTAGGTGGAGTAGCAATAGCAAAGGCAACTGAATGTACAATTTCATTCGCAACAGCTACAAGAGAAATCGCTCATAAGGATACAGCATCAAGTCTTACAGGAGGATGGCGTGAAGTGCTGCCTGGTCAGCTTTCCGGTACCGGATCAACATCAGGACTTTATGCAGAAGATACCAACAGTTTTGCAACACTTTATGATGGGATGGTAAACGGTGATACTTTTGCATTGACATTTACAACAGGTGAAACAGGCGATTCTGTTTGGTATGCAGATGCGATAATTACAAGCATGGAATTATCCGCACCTAATGATGAAAATGTTACGTATTCAATAAGTTTTGAATTTACCGGAGAAGTAGTTAGATCATAAACAAACAAAACAGCATGACAGTAGTACAAATCAATTCAGTTAAGTTTCATCCAAAGATTAAGAATTCAACGTTGCTATTATTTGCAGCTGCCGAAGGTATTGATCTTGGAAAGATAGACAAGGTTTTAGCATCATTTAATTACGACCTGGCGGTAAAGCTATTTGTTTTTGCAGTAAACAAAGAAGGGGGTAACCTTACTGCCGATGAGATTCATGCTGAAGTAGACAAGCGCATAGAATGCTTTACGGAATTAATGCAGTACGTTGCTACCCAGCTGAATCCTGAAGGGGTGGGGGAGCAGAAGCCGGGCAAAGGTCCGGCCAAGAAGTAGATTTGAGTTTTGGACAAATACGGTCAAGGGCGTTTTACTATGGAATGTCCTTGACCGATTTTTATGAGGCAACACTTGGCGAAACATTTGAATATATTCACGAGCGCAGCAGTTTTGAACGTCAAAAAATGGAGAATGAATGGAAGGTTATGCGATGGCAGTCTACATTGATCCTAAACATGATGGCAGCGAAGGGCAAAAAATACCAACCAACAGACCTGTTTACGTTTGAGGACGAAGAGCAAAAATCAGGAAAGCGTAAAATAGCAATAGACAGTCCGGAAGCCGAAGAGGTGTTTAAGCGAATGGAGGAAAAATATAAACAACGATGGCAGTCAAGATAGGTGATGTAACGATACGGATTGGTGCCACAACGGCTCAACTTGAGGCTGATCTTCGAAAGGCCGAGAGGGCTATGCAGGCGAGTGCTGCAAAGTTTACATCGCTTGGCCAAAACATGACCATTGGAGTGACCGTTCCAGTACTTGCAGCAGGTGCTGCTGCATTCAAGATGGCATCTGACTATGAGGAGTCCCTTAATAAAGTGAGGGTAGCATTCGGATCTTCTGCCACATCAATTGAAGACTGGTCAAAGACAACACTTGAAAGTATAGGTATTGCTGAAGGTTCTGCCCTTGATATGGCTGCCTTATTTGGTGATATGGCCACATCAATGGGTCTGACGCAACCTGCTGCTGCTGACATGAGTAAATCACTTGTAAATCTTGCAGGTGATTTGGCTTCATTTAAAAACTTGTCAATTGATGAAGTTACAACGGCATTAGCTGGGGTATTCACAGGTGAAACAGAATCTTTAAAAAGGCTTGGTGTAGTTATGACCGAGGCAAATGTTCAGGCATTTGCATTAGAAAAAGGTATAACTAAAAAGCTTCAAGCTATGTCGCAGGCCGAAAAGGTAGCATTGCGGTATGAATATGTTTTGAATGCAACAAAAAACGCACAAGGTGATTTTGCACGAACAGCTGACGGTGCAGCCAATCAAATGCGTATAGTCCAGGAATCGGTTAAACAATTAGGTTCACAATTTGGTAATGTACTTTTGCCTGTATTAACGCCAGTAATACAAAGGCTTAACGATATACTAAAAAGATTTACAGAGCTTGAGCCTGCAACAAAAAAAACTATTGTAACCGTAGCTGCATTGGCTGCGGCTATAGGACCATTATCATTTGTTGTTGGTAAATTAATATCAAGTTATGCGGCTATCATTGTTCCTATTGTAAGAATGATAGCAAGTTTAACAGCACAAACGGCTGCATCAACAGCAGTAGCAGCTGCAACAACAACCACAGCAGCAGCAAATACGGCAGCAGCAGCATCAACAATTGCATTTGGGACATCAATAAAAGCTGCTTTATTAGTAGCTGCTCCATATCTTGCTATAATTGGAGCTATTGCAGGAGGTATTTATTTACTATATAAAAATTATCAAGCGGCAGATAAAGCTGGAAGTACATTAACAGATGTACAAAAAGAAAGCGAAAAAGCAATGGCTGCCGAAAAGGCGCAAGGCGACAGATTAATTAAAACTATAAATGATGAATCAAAATCTAAACAAGATAAAAAGAAAGCATTATCTGATTTAATTGCAATTAGTCCTGAATATTTTAAAGGATTAACAATTGAAAAGGATGGAGTAAAAAAGATAAATGATCAATACAATAGTTATATAACTAATTTAAAAGCTGCATCATTCGCAAGAGCGGCTGCATCAAAGCAAGATGAAATTGCTATACAAATTTTAGATAAAGAAAATAGAATACGTTCTTTAAGAGAAGAACAATTAAAAATAGAGCAAAATCTCGATCAAAAAGGCCCTAAATATATAAAAGCAGCATTAGATGTTAAGCAAAGATTCATAAATGCTACCATATTAGAAATAGGTTTATTAAACAAAGAATCAGAAGGCCTTTCTGAAATAATTGATAAAAATAAACAAGTTGTTGATTCAACAAAAACAGGTAATGATGGTACTGATACAGGTGTATCAAATGGATTAAAAAAACAATTAGCTGAAATACAAGCTGAACTTGCAAACGTAGATAAGTTATTTAAGGCCGGGTTAATTACACCAGCCGAACAGGCACAACAAAAAATAAAGCTACTTGAGGATCGGTTAAAGTTACTTGTAATTAATGGTTTTAAACCACAATCAAAAGCAGTACTTGACACAAAGAATGAAATACAAGGCCTTAAAGATGGACAGGAAGCCATTATAAAGCCTATACAAACATTTCTGCAGTTAATTAATGTTATCCCTGGCAAATTAAATCCGGTTGCACAGCAGGCAAGTGCGGTACAGTTACGGTTTTTTGAACTTGATCAGCAATTAAAAGCTGGTACAATAACATCATTTGAAGCTACGGCACAAAAGGTTGAGTTTTTAAATTCAGAAATGCAACGTTTAAGAGATGATGGCGTTGCGCCAACATCTGCTGAATTTTTAAAACTTTCAAATGCATATGCTGAACTTGCAACAGAGCAGGAAGGTATAGTCAAAAATATTGGTGCATTAGTTACAGGAGTAAAAGATTTATCTGATCCGTTAAATGATATTGAAACTGAAACTTTTACTGAATTAAGTAAGCAGATTACTATTATTCAAGATAAAACAAAAGCCGGACTAATATCAGATACAGATGCAGATGTTGAGCGAATTAATGCTATAAAAAGTGCGCTTAATACTTTAATTGAGGAAGGCCTTGGTGAAACAGATTTAGCAAAAAAATTACAAGGACAATTAAAAGGCATAGCACCTGAAGTAGGAAAACCATTTGAAGACATATTTGACGTGCTTGGTCAAAAGTTTGAACAGATATTTAAAGTTCCTGCTGGTAAAGGCAAGGAAGCAGCGGAGGCGATTGCAGGTGGTATAGGTTCTGCATTTAGTACATTAAGTCAATTAAATGCAAATAGAGAGGCTGAACTTGATCAATATTATCAAAAAGAAAGAGCAGCAATTGAAGGCAGTATAGGAAATGAGGAGTCAAAAGCAGCAGCCATAAAAGCACTTGATGAGGATGTTGCAAAAAAGAAACGAGCCATTGCACGAAAACAGGCTGCCATCGATAAGGCATCTGCAATATTTGGCGCAACAGTAAACGCAGCAAATGCAGTTGTAAAGGCATTAACAGCAGGCCCTATATTAGGCCCAATACTTGCTGGATTAATCGGAGGTTTAGCAGCTGCACAAATTGCAGCCATCGCAGCAGCACCATTGCCATCTCTCGCAATTGGAACGGATCTTGTCAAATCGGACGGTTTAGCCATGCTTCACAAGGGCGAGGCAGTAGTTCCGGCAAATGTCGTTAAAGGTGGCTTCAGTCAGGGTGGCATTGCCCAGGTCAGCGGAAGGATTCAAGGGACAGACATTATACTCGTTAGCGATTATGCGATGAACTTTAAAAACCGTATACGTTAATGGGGAACATCGTCCTTACAAATACAAGCTGGTCCACGTATGGCGACACCGTCACGGTAGACATCATCGACCTTGAATACGATGGTGAACCGATTCAGTACGATATTGAAACACCATTTGTAACGGTTGAGTTAAACGGCAACAAGTCAGACCCATTTGATCCAATCAAAACAATAAGCATATCGGGTAACATAATTCTTGATGAAAACACCGAGTTTATATTTGATGATGTTTTTAATGCACAAGAGGGGCGGTTTTTTGTTAGGGTCTATGTAAGCAAGCAATCAGGATCAGAGATAACATATACGGCAAAGATAATAGCTGACGGATTTGAACTTGATGATCGGGTAAGGCCAACTTTTTTTTATAAAGCAATTGATGGACTGACTGATCTTAAAGGAAAAGATTGGGATTATCCTGATCCGGAAATGACAATTGCAAAAGCCATATGTCATTGCCTTAACAAGTTAGACATAGTGCAATTAATGGATACGCCATTGATGGTGTATCAATCAGAAATTGAGCCAAACATTCCGGCATACGCAAACGGTAGACTTGCGGATTGCACATATGTAAATGATTATTTTTACAGGTCAGAGAATGAAGAGCGCAAGCCGTTTAATTGTTGGGAGGTATTACAGGAGTTGATGCTTCGATTGAATACACAGATAATACTTTTTAACAATACATTTTACGTTATAGGGAATGAAACATTGTTTGGCACACGTACAAAGAATGCATCTGCCTATCAGTTAAGTGACGGTACACGTACGGCAACATTTGACTTGTCAAGTGATCAAATATTTACTGCCCAAAATATTCAAAATACTGCCTTGTCAGGTGGTAGGTATTTTTTCAAGTCAGGTTTCAATAAGGTTGAAATTCACGCAGACCCGAAATTCAGCAATCGAAAAGTAGGCGACACGACATTAAATAAGTTGGTATATCCGGCCATTACATCCGTTGCATACAATCGTATGCCTGGTGCAATTAAACCTGATAAAGAATATAGTATGTTGATTACGTGCGACGTGGTCAGCATAACAAAGGCAACAACTGCAGCGACAACGCCAGGCTTTTTTACGTTAACGCAATCGGTTAGGGAGGAAAATGTTGACACTGCATCGCAGACTGTTATTGTTACTGATTTTCAGTTTCCAGTTCCGACACAAGTGGGGAAAACAATAAATGAAGTAATCATAACACAAGAGAATTATTTCCGATTTATGGATGTCACTACATCAATCAGCGGTCTTGCAGGAACGAACATGACCAGCATGGTTGTAAATGTTAGTTATCTGTTTACTGAAAGAAAAAACAATTATGACACAATCAAGGTAATTAGCGAAATACCAACGTCTAAATTTGTCAATTCAAAGATTATAAACATCTACGGAAACCACGAAAAGGGAAATGACTTGGTGCAATTCTTTTTCTTTTCTCAAGCGTGGGGACAAACAGGATTTACAGATGAGTTCCGAATAGGTAGCGGTGCTTGGATGCCATTAGAAGAACTGATTGCAGAGGATCAATTGTTACGCATGGGTAATATGGTTGAGCTTAACATTGGTGATAATGACAATAAAAACAATTTCATTTATCCTGGATCAAC